TCAAGTTACAAAAATTGGACTTCAGAACTTAACCTTGTCTCCCGATTCACCTATTTTCCAGTATAAATTAAACTTTGACAAACCTTTTGACCCAATGAGCCAAAAGTTTGATTACACCGCATTACAAAAAGAGGAAAAGAGATTACAAAACGACGCTAAGAAAAACCTCGCTGCCCGTAATGCCGCTATAAAGAAAGAACAAGCATTACTCAAAGATCAAGCAAAACTTAAAAAATTTGGAAGTATGTTTGACACCGAACAAATTGAGATTTTTGCTGCACTTCAGGGAAAAATTACCGAGCAGGAAAAACTTAGACTTAGTTTACAGTTAGCCTTAATTCAAGGTAATGCAACCGAAGCCGAGAAACTTGGAAAACAACTGGCAATTGCTCAGTTACAGACTACTGATCTTTCTGCGGCTATTGCAAAGATACCTAAAGCCCTAAACCCATTTGAAGGTTTTGGAAGCGAGGTTGACAACTTAATTGCCAAGATTTTGAACATGTATAAGTTATTGCAGCAACCTTTAAGCACTACAACCACCGCACCAATTACGACTTCAAGCGGTTCAACCAACCCAACATTGACTGCAATTGCTGCTCAAATTGATAGCGCAAGAACAGGTTTGAACAATTTTAATGAAAGAATGTTGGCAAAAATAGCGGCTACCAATAAAATTCCGGATACAACTATTGAACAAGATATTCAAAGTCAATTACAGGCTTATCTTGCCGCCGATACTGCAATGCGTAGTACATTTAAGGACTTAAACATAAACATTGCGCCGGCTGGTAGCGTTGTTACTACTGGCGATCTTGTCCAAGATATTCGCAACGCCTTGATTGAGGCAGGATTATCCGGCTCACAAACTACCATTAACAGGAACCTTGGTGCGTTCCAAGTACAATGACATTACCGGCAACCTTAGACGTTTCACTAAACTTCCAATCGGGGGCGACCTTCGGCATACCCTTTACTCTTGACGACCCAGTAAACGGAATTCTTGGAACTAATATCTTGTCCGAGTCTAACGCACCGGCCTTGGTAGTTAACTTAACTACACAAACTCGTCAAATAAGTATTAGACGAGGCAGGAACATTAGTCGAGACATATACGAAGCCGGAACTTGTACGGTGAGAATCTATGACCCGAATTCAGACTTCAATCCACAAAACGTAACCTCGCCTTATTTTGGCCAATTAGAACCATTAAGAAAGTTACGCATTTCGGCTACCGTTGCAGGTGTAACTTACTATCTATTTAGTGGATATACGACTGACTATATCTACTCCTATGACCAAGCAGAAAACATTGCTTACGTAGATATAAAGGCAAGCGACGCCTTCAGGTTATTTAATATGGCTTCAGTCGTAACCGTTACAGGTCAAGCGGCTGGTCAAGATACTGGAACCCGAATTGATAAAATTTTGGATACGGTGTCGTTCCCTACTCAAATGCGTAGCATTGAGACCGGAGACACGTTAACCCTTGCCGACCCCGCTACCTTAAGAACCTCACTTAGTGCTATGCAAAACGCAGAGTTCAGCGAGCAGGGGGCTTTATTTATTAGCCCTGAAGGTAACATTATATTCAAAAATCGAAGTTCAGTTATTGCAAGCGCAGGGGCAACCCCAACCAATTTCAATCAAACCGGTGGCATACCTTACAAGGACTTAAAGTTTGCCCTAGATGATAAACTAATTGTGAACAGCGCAACCATTACAAAAATTGGCGGCGTGGCTCAAACTGCAATTGATTCCGGTTCGATTGCCACCTACTTTCCTCATTCCGTAGCAGTTAGCGAACTTATTGTTGATACCGACGCCGAGGCATTAAATATTGCAAGCATATACGTCGCAACGAGATCAAGTACCTCAATACGAATAGATCAAATGAGCGTTGATTTATACGACCCAAATGTGCCAACGGCCACAATGTTGGACTTTGATTATTTTGATAATGTACTTATCAGTAATATTCAACCCGACAGTTCAACCATCACCAAAAACCTTCAGGTTCAGGGTATCGCTCATGACATAACCCCGACCTCATGGATGACCACCCTCACGACTATGGAACCTATTGTGGACGGATTTATCATAGGGAATAGTACTTATGGGGTAATTGGTGAGGATGTTTTGTCTTACTAGGATATAATTAGGCACTATTAAGGAGATATAATGGCCGCAGGATTAGGATTTAAGACTTTTAACACCGGTGACGTTTTGAGTGCCGCCGATACCAATGGGTTCCTCATGCAGGGCGTTCTTGTTTTTGCAGACGCCGCCGCACGATCAGCCGCAATCACTTCACCTCAAGAGGGTCAAACCTCATATCTCAAGGACACCGACGTAATACAGGTGTACTCAGGTTCAGCATGGGTTACTAAGTCAGGTGGCTCATCACCTTTAACAACTAAGGGCGATCTTTATACTTACTCAACAACCGACGCAAGATTGCCAGTAGGCACAAACGGACACACACTTGTAGCGGATTCTAGTACCGCAACAGGTTTGGCTTGGGCGGCTGCTGCTGGTGGTGGCAAAGTGTTGCAGGTTGTTGTTGGAACAAGTACAACATCAGTTTCAAATTCTACAAACACTTACGCTGATACTGGATTATCTGCAACAATTACGCCCGCTACTACTGGAAGCAGAATTTTGATATTAGTGGACCACGGAACTGTGTATAAATCTAGCGATAATGCACAAAATCAAATTAACTTTAAATTATTTAGAGGTGCAACAGAAATTAAATTTAGTAACTGGGGATGGACTAATACATCAATGAACCTTAAAGGCTACTCTGGCGATATTATGGTAGATAGTCCTTCATCTACTTCGGCTTTAACTTACAAAACGCAATTCAGAAATGAAAATAACACGGCAGAGGTAATTGTAATTGGTGGCGGTGTTAGTGCAACAAAAGGTTCAATTGTTCTAGTAGAAATAGGTGCATAATGTATATTAGAGGTGGAGAAGTATTACAAATGCTTTGCCCTCAAGGTGGCTGGATTTTAGTAGGTGATTCTTTTGAAGGAATTACTTGGGTAGATGATCGGCCAAGATGTACTAAATCAGAATTTGAAGCAGGTTTTGCAAAAGTTGAGGCTTACAAAAAAGAACAAGAAATTGCAAAAACAAACGCCAAAGCCACAGCCGAATCTAAACTATCAGCACTTGGATTAACTACTGAGGATTTAAGGGCTTTAGGCCTCTAAGCACAATCCTCTGAGATTGTTCTCGAAGGATAAATTGGAAAATATGAAACCATGGTTATCAAAAGCGGCGGTTCAACTGCGTGAGCAGATCGACGACGCTTACCAAGATCGCAGCCGGAAATCTGATGGGTGGGCGGCTGATCTGCGTCACCAATTACGAGGTAAGAGCGACCACATACCCGACAGCAAAACCGGAGTCGTTAGGGCTATCGATGTTGACGCTCGCCTTTCTGACGACAAAGGGGCTTCAGCATATTTGGCAGATCAAATTCGACAGTATGCAAAAAGTTACGGACGTATATCTTATGTAATTCATTTGGGGAAAATTGCCTCTCCGATTATGAATTATAAATGGAGAAAATACCGAGGTTACAACCCACACAATCACCACATCCATATTTCATTCCGTAAAGACCAAGATAAAAATTCAGAGTTTTTTGATATACCACTAATAGGGGGCAAAAATGCAAAATAAAGCAATTGAAATAATCCAGTCTTATGGACGAAGTGCGTTTGTCTGTTTGTTGACAATTTACGTAACTAACCCTTCCGGTAATTTCGATGACATTTGGAAGGCCTTTTTAGTGGCTTGGGTAGCACCAATTTTGAGAGCCTTAAATCCTGACGACCCTGCTTTCGGTATCGGTAGTAAAGAGTAATGACAGCCCTTGAGTGGGCTGGTTTTTTAGCAGGAATCACAACCACACTAATCGGACTTCTCGCCGGCCTTCGATGGCTAGTCAGAGGATGGCTTAATGAACTCAGGCCTAATGGCGGTAGTTCAATGAAAGATCAATTGACACGCCTTGAGCAAAGAGTCGATGAACTCTTTATTGTCATAACTAGGAAGTAGACTCTACCTATGGCTACTAAACGCAAACCTAAAAAGAAGGTTGCTAGGAGACGGCGCACAACTAAAGAGCCAGTTCTTACTAAGTTAGATTTTTGGGCGATAGCCGCTAATGAGGTTTATATGGCTTGCAGAAAATCAGGAATGGACGAAGGAACAGCCCTTGCCTTTGCAATGGATAGAGCCTCTTATCCTGACTGGATTGTGGATACTAAAGACCCAATTAAAAATCCATTAGACGACTTTGACGAGGATGACGATTAAGCGAATCGCCTTTATAAGTGATCTCCAGTCTCCGTTTATAGACGAAAAAAGCGTCAAACTGGTAGGAAAGTTTTTAAGGAAATGGAATCCTCACCGGACTATTCAAATCGGTGATGAAATCGATCTACCTCAATTAGGTGGATTTAATGCAGGAACAATAGATGAGATGGTTGGGAACCTAGATGATGATAGAAAGTTTACGCAAGAGGTACTTCAGTATCTCGGTGTTACGGATGTACTAGGTAGTAATCATGGAATCAGACTTTACCGATCAATCAAAAAAAGATTACCCTCTTTCCTCAACCTACCCGAACTGCAGTATGAACGTTTTATGGGGTATGATAAACTCAAGATTAAATTCCACCCCTACGGACTTGATTGGGCGTACGGCTGGACGGCAGTTCATGGAGACTCTTTCCCTCTTAGTCAAGTCCCATCACAAACGGCCTTAAATGGGGCTAAGAGGCTTGGTAAGAGTGTAGTTTGTGGGCATACCCATAGACTAGGGTTATCGGCCTTTACAGAGGCTTCCAGAGGCCAAATAGGGCGTACCGTATGGGGATTAGAGGTCGGAAATCTCGTTGACCTTGCCTCAAGTGGAATGGCCTATACAAGGGGTTACGCCAATTGGCAACAGGGCTTCGCAGTAGCCTACGTGCAAGATCGTAAAGTGCAGGTTATACCTATACCTATCAACAACCATAGTTTTATTTTTGAAGGTAAATTGTATGAGTAGGCAGACCGATTATGAGCCTAGAGATATAGATGAACAAATTGACGCCTTTGACGAATTAGGGCTTATATAACAAAACTGTTATAAGACACGCCGGCACCGATATTGATGGTGTCGGTTCTATCTGTCATCCTTCTCGTATCCAAGTCACTCGCTTGGTGTAACGGAAAGGTACAAAATGAATTTAACATTCATAGACTTCGAAATGCTAACCGAAAACCAAATGCAGTTCAAAGGTATTGATTGGGAAGCCCAAGCCGATAGATTCGACCAAGCCCCTAACTTTGAATATGAATATATTTATTGGGTAGAAAATAGTGCCGCCTTAGTCTTGGCGACTAAATACCTACAACAACAAGGTCATGAGTATCAGATCAATTACGACCTGAGATTTGACCAACCTATATTTACAACAAACTTCGCCGGTTCATGGGTGAATGCATGAAAATCAACGGACTGACAATTTTGTGGTTCATGATAGCAACCGGACTACTTGCCTACGCAGTTAGTTTATGGCAAACCGAGGTTTACAATCGGGGCTATTGGCGTGGGCGTGCGGTGGGTTGGGATATGCACCGCCGTATGATAACTATAAAAAAACTATCGGACGAGGTATTTGACTATGAACAGAACAAATGACTTATTTGACGAGGTAAGGACTACCTTGTCTGAAAGGGGTAAGTTTTATGGTTCTAGTCGAACCAATCATGAAAGAATCTCGGAGTTATGGAGTGCCTACCTTGGTGATTACATTTCACCAATGCAGGTCAGTATCTGCATGTGCCTCGTTAAGATCAGTCGTCTTAGTGAGTCGCCTAACCATATCGATTCAGTTAAGGACGGTATCGGGTACCTCGCAATATATAATCAAATACTCAAGGAGTACGATACAGAATATAAAGGTGAGATAGATGGCATTTGACCTCAGTAAGTACATGACCGCAGAGGAACGAATTGAACTCTTTGCGAAAGATAATCCGGACATGCGTCAAAAGTCTGAACGTGAGATTGTTGACGGTATGGTTTATGTAACTGTTATTTTATGGCGGACATGGGCTGACCCTCATCCTTGGGTTTATGGGATGGCGGCTGAAAGTCTTAAAACTCAGTTTGCGGTAGAAAAAACAGAAACGTCCGCTTATGCAAGAGCGATTACAAATACTGGATTGCCTCAGTACTCGACAACAATTGACGGCCAAAAGGCACCAAGAGCAAACAGGGCTGAAATGGAAAAGGTTGTTGCAGAAAAAGAGCAGACCTTCAAGGAGAAACTTGAGGCAAGACAAAACATATACGGCCAGTCAGGAAACTCTAAGAAAATAGAACTAGCACTTAGAGAATCTTTTGCCGCTGATAAGCCTGAGCCGGAACCTGTTGAATGGTCAGTTGGTGACGTGGTTGATAACTTACCTAAGTCTGAGCCAATGCCAATGCCTTGCGAAAATGGCAAAACAAAGTTACTTCAGGGTATCAGCAAGGGCGGAAAACCGTATTACGGTCATGTATGTAATTGCGGAAAACCTAAAGATCAACAATGTCCTGCACAATGGGCGAAGTTATCAGCCAATGGACGCTGGTACTTCGACGGTCAAGAAAATGGGTGATATGGAAATCATTGAGCCAAGTGGGTTGAGGTTGACCTTTACTGATAACGGCGTGGTACCGGATTTCGTACCATTGTCAGAATGTTGTGAAATATGCAACGACCCAAGAATGATAAATGAAAACGGCGTACTTAAATGCGTCGTTTGTCATGGGATAAACCATATAGAGTATAAATCGAATGATAGTTGAACTTAGTAAGGACGAGGTAAGGGTTTGCACTCAGTTAGCCATTGAAAGATGGCTGGCCAAGTGGGATTCTATTGATCGTCCTAACTATGCTGAAGGCAAGGCCAATGGCAAATTAGAACATGAGGTACTAGCCAACATAAGAGCCAACGTGTGCGAATGGGCAGTTGCTAAGTTATATAACATTTCATGGAATGTACCTTGGTATCCAAATGAGTTGCATCCTCTACGACATGCAATTTCAGACGTTGGCTTTCAATGTGAGGTGAGATCGGTAAGAACAGCAAAGGCAGTTCCCTTTTGGGAAAAAGATATGAATAAGTTGTTGATCGCTACTAAGTGCCTTGATGAGGCTACCTTCTCTCAAGTCTACGTTTTTGGCCACTTAGAGCCTCACCTGTTTATGATCGATGA